TGCGTAATAATGTGGAACTGTCGCACGATGTAAATGGCATCTTGCCTTATGCAAACCAAACCCCACGGGTGCGATCTAATCAGGTGCTCACATGGCTTTCGATGTAATTACCCCTGTTAAATTAGGCCAAGCCGCCATCACAACGGGCGTGACTACGCTTTACACAGTGCCAGCATCAACTAGAACGCTGCTCAAAGAATTTAGCATTGCGAATACTACAGTTGCAGCCATCAATGTTCGCGTGTTTTTAGTGCCATCAGCAGGTACGGCTGGAACTGGAAATGCTTTTCTGTACGATGTGCCAGTACCAGAAAATAACGCTTTGCAATACAACGGAATTGAAGTGCTTAATGCTGGAGACACTATACAAATACAGGCTGTCTCAACGGGTCTCACAATCATTGCCAGTGGCGGCGAAGCCACATAAGGAGTAGACATGACAGTCACAGTAAAAGTGCTAATCCCTGCAAAACAGGCAGAAAACGCACAGACCACCCAATACACCGCAACCAATGTTAAGGCGATCATTGACAAGTTCACGGTGACAAACACCAGTGGCAATAATGTGACTTTCAGTTGCAATCTGGTCACCGTGTCTGGGGCAGCGGGGGCATCGAACCTGATTATTGATGCGCGAACTATCGTGCCTGATGAGACCTACACCTGTCCCGAGCTGGTGGGTCAGGCGTTAGACGTTGGTGGTTTTATATCTACGCTGGCAGGGACGGCAACATCCTTGACCATTCGAGCATCAGGCCGAGAAATTTCTTAAGGAGCTAGAAATGAAAGAATTTATGATGATTCCACGGGGCTTCAATGGCTTGCCGATGGATGAGGGTTTTGTTACCACAGCAGAAAACAAAAAGAACTACGCAGTCGCAGTTGCTGACTGGAACTATGGCCCTGAAATGCCAACTAATGAAACTGGCGCAAACAAGGAGTTTTACGCTGGGCTGGCAGAGGCTATGCAGTGCGATGAGAAGGACGCAAGGCGCAAGCATTGCTCGAACTGCGAATACTACGATAACAGCTTCATGACCCAAGTGCGGATTGAGCGAATCCCAATGGCGGCATACGACAAAGGCGCAGGATTCAGGGGTCATTGCGAAAAGCTGAACTTTATTTGCAACGATATGCGGGTTTGTCAGGCTTGGGAAGACAGAGAGATGGACGATTGACCTTTTGTCAATTTGTGGGAAAATAACCAGCACTGAGCAGTTCGAGCCGCCAGTAGCTCACAAGCCCCTGAATAGGAGTTCTCGATGAGTCATGTTGCGGTTCAGGTCAAAGCTGGTGTTCCAGCAGAGCATCTGCCAATTTATCGCCTAGAGGCCGAGCTGCTCAAGCTGCCTCAGGTCGACATGCCTGTCGATCACGACTTCTGCAATGGCCTGTACGCTCGCACAATGCACATCCCTGCTGGGACTATCCTGACTGGTGCAGTCCACCGAGAGGAATCGTTTTTCTTGGTGCGAAAAGGTGAATTGATTGTCAGCACAGATGATGGCCCATGCACTCTAAGATCAGGTGATATGAGCGTTTCTAAGATTGGAACTAAACGTGCTGGCATTGCCTTGACTGATGTCGAGGTAACCACATTTCATGCAAACCCAACTAATGAGCAAGAACCACAAAAATTATGGGACTTGTTTACCATTCCAGCGCCAGCACCAGCTCTTGAAACTGCACAGACAGCGCAATTGGAGGAATCAAAATGACATTCGGATTATCAGGAGCAGCATTGGCAGGCATTGCCGTTGGTGGTGCAACGCTTATCTCTGGCTTGGCCCAAGCAGACGCAGCAGAAAGCGCAGCAGCAGCACAAACAGGTGCAGCTCAAACAGGCATTGAAGAACAACGCAGACAGTTTGATGCTTTACAAGCGCTATTAAAACCCTATGTAGAGGTTGGTGCGCCAGCAATGGCTCGTTTTCAAGCATATGGTGAAGCAGGGCCAAAAGCATTTGAACAACAGCAAGCATTAGCGGGTATTCTTGGCCCTGAGAGACAGAGAGCAGCGATTGCCGAAATTGAGCAAGGCGGTGGCTTTCAAGCCAGAGTGCAAGCTGGTGAAGAAGCGTTATTGCAACGTGCATCTGCCACAGGTGGATTGCGTGGTGGGAATATCCAAGCGGCATTGGCTCAATTTAGACCACAAATGTTGGAACAAGAAATTCAACGCCAGTATGGAAGACTTGGTGGTTTCTCAGATATTGGTCGTGAAACAGAAGCTAATTTGCTAAAAATCGGTCAAGCATCTGCCGCAGGAGTAGGCGCACAAGGCATAACTACTGGAACGAATATTTCAAACTTGTTGGCTCAACAAGGTGCAGCACAAGCTGGCGCTGAGATAGCACAGGGCAGAGCAATTGGTGCAATCCCAGCAGCAATCTCTGGTGGCCTTGGATTATTCAGCGGTCTCGGAGGTAAATTCTGATGCAACCTATCAACTATGGGGTTCAAATTGCTGACCCGACACAAGCATTCTTGGGCGCTTTCCAAACTGGAGCAAGCATCCAAGAGGCAAGGCTTAGACAAGAACAGCAACAGCAACAAATGGCAAATCAGAAACTGATTCAAGAAGGATTAGCCAAGTTACGTCAGCCTAGTGCGACTACTGAAGATGTTTCAAATCTTGCAATGATTTTGCCAAAAGATCAAAGCGAAACTGTAATCAAAGCATGGGCGCTAAAAACAGACGCACAAAAACAGAATTCACTTAATCAGGCAGGGAAAGTTGTATCTGCTTTTTTTGCTGGTGAAAATGATATTGCACAACAACTAATAAACGATCAAGCTGTTGCAATGCGTAATTCAGGAAATGAGGAGGGTGCAAAGTTTTTAGAAACGTGGCGTGGTGTTACTGAAGTAAATCCTACTGCTTCACAAAACTTTTTCACAGCAGAACTTTTGCGCTTACCAGGTGGTGAGAAAATTGTTGAAAATATTATTAAACTTAATGCAGAACGCAGAGCTGAAGCTCAAGGAAAACCTACACTTGCAAAATTAGAAGCAGAAGCAATAAAAGCAGGTGTAGAGGCAGATTTTGCACGCCCGACAGCGGAAGCTCAGTTAGCAAAAATAAAAGCTGAAACTCTTGCACCATCAGTTCGTGAAGCAATCGATTTCAAAAGTTTGAGTGCAGCAGATCAAGATTTGTTTAAGAATTTGCAAATACTTAAAAAGCCACCAGCAGCTGTTACAAATGTCAACGTTTCAAATGTAGATAAGACAGCCTCAGGTGAACTTGGCAAGTTGATTCCCGATCTTTATAACCAAATGAATGCAGCCGCAGACTTAACTGGTGAACTTGCAAGATACCGTACAGCACTCGGTACTGCAATTACAGGTCCATTTGCTGAAAGGCGTTTGCAAGTTGCTCAAATTGCAAATGCTTTTGGTTTTGTTGGTGATAAGGGCATTAATGCTACTCGGGAGTTAATTCAGGGTAATGCTGAAATGGCCCTTAAAGCACGAGCCATGATCGCTGGACAAGGCCAAGGCCCCATTACTGAAGGCGAGCAAGCGTTGCTTGTAAGAGCGCGAGCAGGCGATATTAATTTTACAAAGGGTGAACTCAATACTTTGTTTAATATTTTTGACCGTGGCGCAAAAGCGCAATATGACCAAAGTAGAAAATTGTTGCAATCAGCTACAACACAAAGCCCAACAGCTCAATTATTTCTTGATGCTGCAAAACCTTTTGGGACTCAGCCTGTAAGCGGAACTGCTGCTGGACAACGAAATATTACCGTGGATTATTGAAATGCCATATTCAATAACGACTAAAGACGGCATCACAATCAATAACATCCCTGATGATGTTCCTGCTGATTCGCCTGAACTGAAAGCAAGAGTTGCTTCAATTCGTGCTGGACAACAACCAGCAAGTACAACAACTGAATCAGCTAGGGTTGAAATTGGTGGTGTACCTATTTTTGCAGAAAGTGCAAAAGCAAGGACTATCACACCACCAGAGGGTTTTCAATTATTGTCAGCAAAATTAGTAGATGCAAAACCATTAGGTTCTTACTATGACGAAACATTAAATGCTTGGTTAACCCCTATTGAACCATCTACAACCGCCACAGGGATTGCTGGCGCGGTTACAAGGGGTGTGGCATTGCCTGCGGCTGGAGCGGCTTTGGGTGCGGCTATGGGTGCTCCATTTGCGGGTGTCGGTGCAATACCAGGTGCTATTGCAGGCGCGGGCGCGGCTACCCTTGCGGGTTTGATTGGCGACCCAATTATTAGCGGTGTAAATACTATTTTCGGCACAAAATACACTTTGCCAACAGATGCAATGGAAGACTTGCTGACTCGTGTTGGCGTTAAGGAAGCTCGTACTGTTGCAGAACGGATTGTCCAAACAACTGCGGCTGGTGGAGCTGGTGCTGGTGGTATTGCGGCGGCTGGAAAAGCTATTGAAACAGCGGCTGGTTTAAGCGCACCAGTAACCCGTGAAGTTGGGCGAATGATTGCTACACAACCTGCTATGCAAATTGCTGGGGGTGCTGGTGGTGGAGGTGCTGCACAGACATTTGCAGAGGCTACCAAGGGTACTGAAATCACACCATTAGGACAAGTCGCAGGAACTGTTACGTCATCTTTAGCAGGTGGTATGGCTGGTGCTAGATTGGCAAGACCAAAACCAACCACATTACCGTCAACAGCCCAACCAATTGTTACTGAGGCTGAAAGACTTGGCGTTCCTGTTTTGACATCTGATGTAATTCAGCCTCAATCATTTATTGGCAGAACAGCACAGCGAATTGGTGAAAGAGTGCCAATGGCAGGCACTGGCCCTGTTCGTGTTCAACAGCAAGAAGCTAGAGTTGATGCTGTAAAAAATTTGTTAAAAGAATATGGGGCTGATGATGTTTCTAAATTTAGCGCGGACATCATGGCTGACTTGTCATCAAAACGTGCCGCAGACTTTGCCAAATACTCACAAGCCAAAAAAGAGGTTATCAATAGGCTTGCAGACAAAGGCAATGTGCCTGTGCCTCGTGCGATTGAGGCTATTGATAAACAGATTACCGACTTAGCTAGACGGCGCACAGAAGGTTCTGATGAGGCTATTCAGCGTTTAGAGCAAATTAAAAAAGATTTGCAGAATCGTGACTTGTTTCAAATTGAAGCTTATCGCCAAGACGAGTTAGCCAAGATTTTTATGGATGACCCAGCACGACCCATGAGTATTGCCGCCCGTGATGCTGGTGAAAAAGCATTGCGTGCTGTTTATGGCCCAGTCCGTGAGGACATGATTGACTTTATTAAGAAAACTGGCGAGCGCAGAGATGTTGACAAATTTATGGTCACAAATCAAAGACTGAAAGAGTTAGCTGGCGAACTTGAAATGAATACGTTAAAGTCCGTTTTAAAGTCAGGTAAAGCAGTTCCAGATGATGTCAACAAACTTTTATTTAGCAAAAAACCAAGCGAAATCAATCAACTTTACAGTAGTTTGACACCCTCAGGTAGGGCAAACGCTCGTTCATCAATTTTGTCACAAGCTGCAAGCAAAGCTGAGTTTACATTGCCAGATGGGACTCAAATGTTTAGTCCTGAAAAATTTAATGCTGAACTCAAAAGGTTGCAGCCTCAAGTTGGTGTATTTTTTAAAGGCGATGATTTGCAAAGAATCCAAGGTTTATCTCGTGTATTGACAATGACACGCAGAGCTGGTGAGGCTGGAGTAACAACCCCAACAGGTCAAGAAGCCGTACCTTTTGTTGCTGGTAGCTTTTTGCAAAGCATTTTTGGTAGTCTTGGTGCGTCATTGGCGGCTGCGGCTGGCATTGGTGCAACAGCGCGTATTTATGAGTCTGCGGCAGTTCGTGATTTATTGATGAAAATTCCAAAAACAGCACCAGGTGGCACTGAAGAAGCAAAGTTGTTCAAGCGTTTAATGTCTACGATTCAGACACAGGTAAATCAATTGCCAGAAGAGCAACCCTAAGCGACAATCTACTCAGGAGAATAAATAAATGTCTGCACTATCAGTAGAACCACCCTACCCAGCGTTTGCGGATGCTGATGGACAGCCGCTTGAGGATGGTTACATTTTCATTGGCACAGTCAACCTGAACCCAATCA